AATTTTTAAATAGAGAAACAGGATTAAAATCAATAGTATTAAACAAACAGTACGTAGTATAATGAAAAGTGTATTTAATAAAGATAAAGGATTAGACTCAACAAAACAGATGATGTTTTTTGGTCCTGATCTAGCGGTACAAAGATATGATAATATGAAATATCCTATCTTTGATAAACTAAATCAACAACAGTTAGGTTTCTTTTGGAGACCTGAAGAAGTGTCTTTACAAAAAGACAGAAATGATTATAAAGAATTAAGAGAAGAACAAAAGTTTATCTTTACTTCTAATCTTAAATATCAAACTATGTTAGATAGTGTACAAGGTAGAGGACCTTGTCTTGCGTTTTTACCTTTTTGTTCATTACCAGAACTAGAAGGTTGTATAGTAACGTGGGATTTTATTGAAACAATACATAGTAGAAGTTATACATACATTATCAAAAACTTATATCCTAATCCTAGTGAAGTATTTGATACAATCATACAAGACGAGAAGATTGAAAGACGTGCTAGGTCAGTAACACAAACTTATGATGATTTAATTAATATGGGATATCAATGGTGCATTGATCCTAAAAAAGTTAATATGTATGAACTAAAAAAAAGATTATACAAAGCAATGGTTTCAGTAAACATACTTGAAGGTTTAAGATTTTATGTATCATTTGCTTGTTCGTTTGCGTTTGGTGAATTAAAATTATTAGAAGGTTCAGCAAAGATTATATCATTTATTGCTAGAGACGAATCACAACACTTAGCAATGTCTCAAAGAATAATTAATAATTGGAGAGATTTTGAAAACGATAAAGATATGTTAAAGATTATAAAAGAAACTGAAAAAGAAGTTTATCAAATGTATGATGAAGCAGTCGGTGAAGAAAAAAGATGGGCGACATATTTGTTTAGTAAAGGTTCAATGATAGGTTTATCGGAAAAACTTTTACATCAATTTATAGAATTTATAGCAAATAAAAGAATGAGATCAATTCAGTTAACACCTGCATATAATCAAAAAACAAATCCATTACCTTGGACAGATCATTGGTTAAATAGCAGAGGTTTACAAAATGCACCACAAGAAACAGAAATAGAATCGTATGTTATTGGTGGTGTTAAACAAGATGTTAAAAAAGATCAATTCAAAGGATTTAAACTATAATGTCAGAGCGAAGACCAAAAACTTGTTCTAGTTGTGAAACTAAATATACTATAGAATGGGATATAGAGGTTCAGGATTTAGAACCTTTAACTTGTCCTTTCTGTGGACACGAAGTAGGAGACATAGAAGAAGAGGAAATTTGGTCTAATGAAGAAGACAACGATAGTTGGGATTGATTATAGTTTAAATAGTCCTGCAATTTGTATTTGCAAAGACGAAGAATTTGATTTTGATAAATGTTCTTTTTATTATTTAACTAGTAAAAAGAAACATCTAGGAAAAATAAGACACAATATACAAGGTGATGAACATAAAGAATATAATGATCCTATTGAACGATTTGAAAATTTATCTACTTGGGCAATTCACAAAATCAATACATTTTCTAATATACAAAACGATATTAAAGTTTTTATTGAAGGTTACTCTTTTGGTTCAAAAGGTCAAGCAGTTTTTCAAATTGCTGAAAATGCTGGTATTCTTAAATATAGATTACGCAATCTGTCAAATTTTAAATACGATACAGTTGTTCCAAGTGTCGTTAAGAAATATGCTACAGGTAAAGGTAATGCAGATAAACAACTTATGTATGATACGTTTACAAAAGAACATAAAGTAGATTTAAAAAAAGACTTTGATATGCAAACTTTAAACAATCCCGTAACAGATATTATAGATAGTTATTATATTGCGAAGTGTGGTTATGAAAAATCTAAAAAGATTTAGAGCAGTTGAACGAGACAAATATAAAGATTATATTATAGAGGTTCCTGTATTAGGAATTACTTCGGTTTTTAAACCAAACAATCCAATCTTATATAAAGCACTTACTAAAAGTTTATCAACTTGTAAAATGCTTAAACCTATTTTAATAACTCATTTCAAATACTTTTGGTTACACGAAAGTGAATGGACACAACATAGAGATCAATTAGGTTGTGTTGTGGGTAATCAAAGACTTAAATATGCTATAACAAAAGAATACGATACTATAGATTGTATTTTTGTAAAATCAGTACAAGAAAGAGATTATTGGCATAATGAATTGTTTATACACGGAACAAAATATCCACTATGATTTATACATTTGAAACTAAAAGAGCAAGTAATAAATTTATACACGGTTTTGCTAGAAACTATGAAAACAAAAACTTTACATATGTTAATGGTCCAGGAGAAGAGTTTTATAATACTAGATGGCCTTCTTGGAACGAACAATTAGAAAGTGGAGTAGAGATTGCTTTTCAAGGAATTATTAGAAACACACATAAACTTGTTGAAGTTTGTGAAAAGAACGGTAATGATTACTATTATTTTGACCAACCATACTTCTTTGGTACAAGTTATACTACTCATCCTATCTTTAATGATATTTGGTATAGAATAATAAAAAATGATGTTCAACAATCTATCATAGATACTAACTTAAAACATATGGTAAGATTTAAAGAGGTGTATAATAAATGTAATGAAGGACTAGTTTTAAAAGATTGGAGAACTAAAGGAGATCATATTTTAGTAATACCTCCTAGTCATCATACAGCAAGATGGTATAGTATAGATGAAAATGTGTGGGTTAATAATATAGTTAACGAACTAAAAAAACACACAGATAGAGAAATACGAGTTAGATACAAATACGTTAATGGTATATCTTTTGGAGAAAGAAATAAGAAACCTTTAAAAGAAGATTTAGAAAACTGTTGGGCAATGGTTTCTTGGCACTCAATGTGTGCTGTAGAGTCAGTTGTAAAAGGCATACCAAGTTTTAGTAGTATTCACTCTCCAGCAGCGCCAATGAGTTTGAAACTAAACGAAATAAACAAAATAGAAACACCAATAACTCCTAATAGAGAACAATGGTTATATTCTTTAATAGGATCACAATTTACTTTACAAGAAATGCAAAGTGGATATGCTTATAAGTATATAAACGATTGAGATTTAAAATGATTACAAAAGAACAATTTTTAGATAAAATAAAACAAATTCAATTTGATGGCATAAGTCCTAATGTAAAAATTGATGTATCAAAAACTAATAGAAATAAAATTAGTTGGTCTAAAACAAATTTTCCTACAAAAAAAGAATTGTCTTCTTTATCAAATGTAGAAGGTATGAGTACAGCAGCGAATTGTTATCTTATAAATGAAATATGTAAATCATTAAGTAAAGAAGAACTATATTTAAATATAGGTGTATGGAATGGTTTAACTTACTTTGCAGGACTTGTTAATACTAAATGTAAAGCAATAGGTGTTGATAACTTTAGTCAGTTTGGTGGTCCAAAAGATAACTTTTTAAATCATTATGAAAAATATAAAAGAGAAGATAGTCAGTTTTATGATATAGATTATATTGAATATTTTAAAACACACAAAGATATAATAGATTTTTATTTTTATGATGGTCACCATAGTTACGATAATCAATACAAAGCGATTACACAAGCGGCACCTTTTTTAAAAAAAGGTAGTTTAGTTTTAATAGATGATACAAATGGTGAAGACCCTAAAAATGCAACACTTAACGCATTTAAAGATTTAAATTTAAAGTATGATATTTGGATTGACTTAACAACTGCTCATAATGGGCATCCAACATATTGGAATGGATTAATATTGTGTCAGATTATATAAAAGATATAAAATTTAAATTATATGAATTTAAAGATGTTGTGATCGAACCTTTTAAACATATATTATTTAATCCTATAAGTGAAGATAATTACAGATTTGCTAGTCATAGTTATTCAAAATATAAAGATATATTATCTAATTATTCAGTAGATAGTCCAGATACAATAAAAACAAAATATGATGATGTCTTTATGATACAAACTTCACCTAATTGTTTTCATATGATGGTTGAAAGTTTACCTAGGTTGTGGGCATATCATACAAATAAAGATGAGAATATTTTAATTAATAAAAACATATTAGATAGATTTGAAGGTTTATTTGATATATTAAATCAGTATTTAAATTTTAAAAATATACAATTTTCTAATTATGAAGTATCTAAAGAGAGAATTACTAAACATAGATTTTATGTAAAAACACTTAAAATGTTTGCAAGTACTAATTCAGATGTTAAAAAAGCAGTTGATGATGTAAAAAAGTTATCTGTAGCATTTTGGCAAAAGTATATGCAAGAAAACTTTATGCCAGTAACTCCTTTTAGAAAGATTTTTATTAATAGAAGTATAAAAGGTGAACTACAAAAAAGATTAAGATGTGGCAACCAAGATGAAATATTTGAAAAATTAAAAAAGAAAGACTTTGAATTACTAGATCCAAATGAAGTCAACTTAAAAACAGCAATGAAAATGTGTTATGAAGCAAAAGAGATTGTAGGTGTACACGGAGCGGGATTAACAAATATTTTGTTTAGTCAACCAGGAATAAAATTTACACAACTAACTTACAAGAATAAACAAGAAGATATATATAAAAACATTGCTAATATAATGAAACTAAATTATAATGTTAGTTATGGTCTTAAAAAGGATAAAGATATATATGCTACGGAAGAAGAACTATTTTATATAAAAGGAGATTTATGAACGAACAAGAACTATACGATAAAATGAAAGCAATTGAAGGTAGATATTTAAAACCTCACACATTTGAACAATTTAAAAATTATTGGTTACCAGAAAAGATAGTTAAGGAAAGTAAAAATGTATTATCTTTAGGTGTACATAGAGACGTAGGATTTGAACAAGCAATGTGTATGTATAATCAAAAATTAAATATACATTTATATGACCCAACTCCAGATAGTGTAAAACTATTTGAAAGTGATTTTGCATTTAAAAATAAAATGACTTATCATCAAGTAGCATATGCTAAAGATAACGGTAAGATGAAATTTTATTATGACAAAAATGATTTAACTAAATGTTATTCTTTAATGCCTTTACCACAATTTGGTGAAAACCCAGCATACATTGAAGTAGAAACTAAAAATTTAATTACAATGATGAAAGAAGATATGCCTGAAGTAGATATTATTAAAGCAGATATTGAAGGTGTATGGTATGATTTTTGTAGAGAGATATTAGATAATGATATTGAGTTTAAAGCATTTCTAATAGAGTTTGAAGTAAAACTTATTGACAATGAAACTAGTATAAAACAATATGAAGATTTATTAAAAGAGTTTGAAGAAAAAGGTTACAAACTTTATTTAAATAGACCTCGTAATAAAATATTAAGTGAAGCAATAATAATAAATGAAAAGACTCTTTATTAGTAGATTAGTAGAATCTAATCCTGGTGATTATTGGTCTACTCCAAAACATTATTTTGATGAATTTAAAAATGATGATTGGGTAGATGTATTTGAATTTCACAAAAAAGATTTAACTTCTTACGATAAAATTATTATAGGAGGTGGTGGATTACTTTTCAATCCAAATTTTGATAAACCGCTTTCTTTATTACAACATCCAAAGTATGTTGAAAAGGTATTATTTTGGGGCGCTGGTATCAATAGTCCTTTTCATAAAAACTCGACACAAAAAGAAATAGATGAAACTTCAGAAAAGTTTCCTCATAAATTAAAAGTCTTTAATAAGTCTCAATTAAATTTAAGAGATAAACAGAATAGATATAACTTTGTTCCTTGTGCTAGTTGTTTGCATAAAGTTTTTGATACAAATGAAGAAGTAAAAAGAAAGTATTTAATTATTAGACATACTAAGGTGGACTCATTTAGAGACCCATTATTTAATGACATACATAAAATTTATAGTATAGATAATACAATTGAAAATGTAATTAAGGAAATTAAAAAGTCAGAAATTATTATTTCTCAATCTTATCACGGTGCGTATTGGGCAGCGTTATGTAATAAAAAAGTTATTGTTTATCGTCCTTGGTCTACAAAGTTTTTATACTTTAATTTTCCATTAAAAACATTATCAAAGACTAATAAAAAACAATTTCTTAATGAGGATATATTAACATCAACAGGTGATAAGTATTTAAATGAATGTAGAAAAAAGAACTTAGAACTATATGAATATTGCAGTAGTAACAACACTTAATAAAAAACTATATAAGGCATATGCTCATAAATTTTTTGAGACATATAACTGGCCATTTGATCTTGTTGTATATAGTGAAGATATGCAAGAGATACCGCATACAGAAATAATTGTAAGAAGTATATATGATGAAGTGCCAGAATGTGAACAGTTTGTAGAACGTCATAAAGATAAACCATTATCAGACTTTAAAGAAAAGTCAAACGCTTATAGACAAGACGGAGTAAGATTTTGTTATAAAGTCTATTCATACACAGATATGATTATCACTAATGAAGATTATGATGGTTTAATTTGTATAGATATAGATAGTGTATTTTATAATCCAATTGATGTTGAATGGATTAAAAAACATATACATAGAGAAGATTGTATGATGACTTACTTAGGAAGACCTAGTTATTCAGAATGTGGATTTTTATATTTTAATATGAAACATCCTTTAGTAAAAACGTATGCTAAAAAAATGAAAACTATGTATACCGAAGATTTAATATATAAAGAAAAAGAACAACACGATAGTTATATATGGGATTTAATTAGAAAAGAAATGGAACAAGAATGGAATGTAAAGAATTATAATATTGGCGATGGCAAAGAAGGTCACGTACAAGCAAGGTCAATTTTGGGTGAAATCTACGACCACACAAAAGGACCTCGAAAACTAAAAGGTCGTAGTCCAGAGGCAAAGGTAAAATGAAAAAATTAATAACAATAATAATTGCAGGAGTTTTAATGACTGCTTGTAGTATTAAAGAACCAAGAATCTCATTTGGTAAAAAATGTGTTGAAAAGGACAATCAAGTTGTTTATTCATATGTTTGGGTGTGGGATAAGAATGTTGGTTTAACTGCTAGTGAAGCAGTATGTAGTTTGATGGAAATTAAATAAAATGATTAGAATTTTTATAGGTTATGACGAAGGCGAAAAGATTGCCTTTCACGTTTTAAGTGAAAGTATAAGAAGACATACTAGTCAACCTGTAAGTTTTATACCATTAGATTTACACTCTATTAGGAAAGTATTCACAAGAGAAAAGGTATCAAATCAATCTACAGAATTTGCGTTTAGTAGATTTTTGGTACCTTATCTTTCTAATTATGAAGGTTGGTCTATCTTTATGGATTGTGATATGTTAATGAGAACAGATATTAATATATTGTTTAATAATAGAGACGATAGATATGCCTTAATGTGTTGTAAACACGATTATGAACCAAATCAAGGAGTTAAGTTTAGAGGTGCAAAGAATGAAAAGTTTGAAAAGAAGAACTGGTCTAGTATGATGTTAATTAATAATGAAAAGTGTAAAGCATTAACACCTGAATATGTTAACACAGCAACAGGACTAGAACTACATCAATTCAAATGGTTAGAGAATGATAACTTAATCGGCAGTTTGCCACTTGAATGGAATTGGTTAGTAACTGAATATGAATACAATCCTCTAGCACATAACGTACACTTTACTTTAGGTGGACCTTATTTTAAAGATTATGAAGATTCTGATTATGCAAATGAGTGGTTTAACATTTATACAAACACAGTAAAGATAGAATTATAAAATGATTATTTGTAACCAAATGAAATGGCAAGAGTGCCTATCACATCAAATCTGGCCTGCTATAAAAAAAGGTTGGGTTGAAACTCATAAGGAAGTGTTCTTTTTTTGGGGTCTCGGAGATAAGAATATATCTAAGATAAATGAATGTATGAAAAAAGAACAAGAGTGGTGGTACGTTGATGTTGGTTACTTAGGAACACCTATACAAAAGTATCCACCTAAAATATTAGATTTAGACAATACATATTTTAGAATTGTAAAAGGTGGTCATCATATTACTTTTAAAAAGGATAAACTAAAAAATTATAAAAAATTTAGATCATTAAATCATATACCAAACGTTTCTTCTTTAAGAACATATGGAGATTACATATTACTATGTCCTTCATCACCTACTGTTACTAGAAGGTTTAGTCATATGTCATATGAGAAATGGATTGAAACAACTACAGAAATGCTTAAAAAAAGATTTGATAATTTTCCTATTGTTGTTAGAGAAAAACCAAGACCAGGAAACAAGTTTTGGGGAACAGATATTAAAAAAGATTTAGAAGGCGCTTATTTGTGCGTAACAAATATGAGTTTATGTGCTGTTGACTCACTAATAAATGGTGTTCAAGTAGTATGTGATAATAGAAATGTTGCGTCTGTATTAGGTAATGATATAACTACAATACATAAAAACTTTGTATTGAAAGACGTAAAAAAAGAAGACGTAGAAGATTGGTGTAGTGCAATATATAACTTTCAATTTACTTTAAAAGAAATAGAAAACGGAACTGCTTATGAAACATTAAAGGAGAATTATGGAAATTAATTTAACAGATAAAATGGGAAGTGATTTGTCTATAGTAAATGCTGCCAGAGTATCATTTGCTAAAACAAAACAACAGTTTGAAGATAAAGATGAAAAACTAATTAAGTTTTTAGCGGAACACAATCATTGGTCGCCATTTGGTCACGCAAGTTTACAGTTTAGAATTAAGGCACCTATCTTTGTTGCAAGACAATTAGTTAAACATCAAGTAGGATTAGTTTGGAATGAAGTTAGTAGAAGATACGTAGATTATGAACCAGAATTTTATATACCTTTTATGTGGCGTAAAAAGGCAGAAAATAAAAAACAAGGTAGTAGTAGTGAAGAAGTTGAATATGATATTGTTGATTTTATAAAACAATCAAAACAACTTTATAATGATATGTTAGAAAAGAATATCGCACCAGAAATGGCAAGAATGATACTACCTCAAAATATGATGACAGAATGGATATGGTCAGGAACATTATATGCATTTGCTCGTACTTGTAATTTAAGAAATAAAGATGACGCTCAAGTAGAAACAAGAATGGTTACAGAGCAAATAGGCAGACATTGTAAAGATCATTTTCCAATTAGTTGGAAATATCTTACACAATGATTAATGTTGTCTGTATAAAATGGGGAACCAAATATAATTTTGAATATGTAAATAGATTATATAATATGGTAAAGAGAAATTTAACTTTACCTTTTAAGTTTATTTGTTTTACAGACGATAGAAGTCAGATAATTCCAGAAGTAGAATGTAGAGATTTTTTAATACCTGGTATGACAGGTTGGTGGAATAAACTAACTCTATTTAATAAAGATATTAATTTAGAAGGTGATTGTTTATTTTTTGATTTAGATGTTGTTATATACAATAACATAGATAAATTAGTTACTTATACATCATCCGATAGGTTTAATATTCCAAGAGACTTTGGTCAACCCAAAGACCTATACAATTCTAGTGTTATGAAGTTTAATGTTAAACATCATAATTTTGTATGGGAAGAGTATATTAATCAAAAATCAATATTTGATAAAGTCCACGGAGATCAAAATGTTATATCAACTATATTTCTAAGAAAAGAATATAAGAGTATATTAGTACCTTTCCAAGATGAATGGATACACTCCTATAGATGGCCGTTTAGAGGCAAACCTGAAAAATATAATAAAGATAATAGATATAATATGTTACCAGGTGCTATGGTTGCCGTATTTCACGGTAATCCTAAACCGAATCAGGTTTTAGAGTTGTCAGAATGGGTAAGAAAGCATTGGAAATAGTAAATGTTCTTGTTTTGTTCTCATTTAAAATAACAAAAATTCAATAAAATCAACGTTTTTTAGTGCTTGACTTTTAAGTCAAAGTGTGGTATATTATGTGTATATGACAAAGAAAATATCACAAAAACTAGTTGATTACATCAAAAAACATAACGAAAATGCACGTAAGTATAATGAAGAAAATAGAAATACTACTGGTAACTGGACAAGTTTAATGATAGAAGATGAAAAACACTGGATTGAATATGGTATTTTTACATTAAGAGA